GAACCCAAGGAGGACGAAGTCAGCATCGCTGATATCGTTTCCCGCCTCGCCGCTCTTGAAACCGCTTTCGGCGATTACAAGAAGAAAATGGAGGAGGTTCCCGCCGCCGAGCCTGAGAAGGACGCCGAAATGTGCAACTGTGAAGCGGTCTCTAGCGATTCCGCTCTCTCCAAACTTGAGGCCAAGATCGACACGATCATCTCTAACTTTGGAGCCGCGCCTATGAAGGGCAGCGCAACCGCCGAAGTAAAGACTGAAGAGAAATTGAATCTCAAAGCTCTCATCGAATCCAAGACTTCCGAACTCGGCAGCAAGACAGCCGCAATCAAATTCGCGATGAGCAATCATCCCGCTGAATACATCGCTCTCCGCGATTCCAATCAACTCATCAATCTCTAAAAACCATGGCAACACAAATCGACAATTCATTCCGATCCTTCTCGTTCGCGAGTGCGGTTTCGGCTAACACGCTGGTCTATATCTCCGGCGACAATGCAGCCGCTACGGTCGTCACCGCTAGCGAGGCGATCGGAGTTCTCCAAGACGACACTGCCGCAAGCAGCGTTGGCGCGGTGAAGCTTTTCCACCCAACCCAATTCGGCATCGTCTCTCCCGGCCCCGTGACCGCTGGCTCCAATATCTTCGCCACAACTGGCGGCGTGATCGTTGGAACCCTCGTCACCTCTGGCGTGACTCTCGGTGTTGCCATCAATTCCGGCACGACCGGAGATGTCATTGAATATGCTGTCAAGCGTTAATTTTTAAGGAACTAAAATCATGTCACTCTCTACCACCACAATCCGCGGAGACATCGCCCAAGCCGTTTACGAGGGCCGCTCCAACAAACAGAATCTTTTCATCGGCGCGGAAGTCATGCCTATCTATGTGGCTGATGTTCGCTCTGGCGAATATCTCAAGATCAATCTCGGACAGAGCGAAGCCCTCAACGACGATGCTACCAAGATCGCCGCTGGCAGCGCCTATCCTCGCGTGTCCCGCAAGTTTGTCTCTGACACCTTCGCGACTACTGAATACGGCCTTGAGGAAGTTCTTCCTGATGCCACTCAGCGCGATCTCGCCCGTTTCCTCGATGTTGAGGTTGCCGTGGCTGACATGCTTTTGAGCCAGATTCAAATTGGCCATGAGGCCCGCGTTGCCGCGCTCACCTACGCCGCGAATGGCTTGACCGCCATCTCTGGAACTGGCGCAGCCGCTGCTTACACCGAGGCGAATCTGACTAGCTTCGATCTTCCCGCTGATGTGGCCGCTGGCAAATTGGAACTCGCAAAGTATGGCGTGCTTCCTAACACGCTCGTCATGTCTGCGACTTTGTTCGAGCGCGTTCGCCGCAGCACAAAAGTTCAGAACCAGATGTTCGGCGTTGTTGCCACCAACAGCACCCGCTTGCTCTCCGAGCAGGAAGTTGCCCAGGCAGTCGGCGTCGATAAAGTTCTCGTTGGCCGCGCCCCCAAGAACACCGCGAAGAAGGGCCAAGCCTACTCTGGTGGATTCATTTGGAACGATACCTATATGGCCCTCGGCTATACAGCTGGCGGAGAATTCGCTGCTGGTGGTTTCGGACGCTCCATCCTCTGGGGTGCTGATAGCCCTGTGCCCTTCGTTGCGGAGACCTACCGCGATGAGGCCCGCCGCTCCAATGTGCTGCGTGTTCGCCAGCATATTTCGGAGAAGGTTGTTGACGGATCGAGCATCATCCGCATCACGACTGGACTGTAATATTTCGGTGTTGGTTGTTTCGCAGAAACCCGCCCTCGCAAGGGGGCGGGTTTTCTGTTATTGACACGCCACCCAATTTAGACATGAACCAAAAAAAGAAACTGGTTGCCGCATTCATTACTGGCAACGAAGAAGAGCGCATCACTCGATGCGTTGAGAGCTACAAGAAAATCTGCGACGAGATTGTCGTCGTTCGCGCAATCGGATCGCTAACACCAGATCGCACGCTCGACATTGCCAAGGAGCTTGGGTGCGTCACCGCTGAATATTTCAACTCGCCGCTCTGCGAAGATTGGCCGCATCTCGACAACTTCGCAGCCGCCCGCAACCAAGCGATGAGAGCCGCCTACAATCTCGCAGGCGAAGACGGCTGGGTAATGTGGGCTGATGTTGATGACATCCTGCCAGAGTCTCAAGTCGAGCCGCACCTGAAGGCGCTGACAGAATGCCCAGAAGATTGCGATTGGATTCTTACCGACTATGTGATCCCCGAGCAGCACAAGCGTGCGCCACGGGAACGATTCTTTCGCTACAAGAGCGGCTGGTGGTGGAGACCGGTGCATGAGAACATGCATCCAACCAAAACGATCAAAATCTGGAGCCGCCGCGATCTTGAATCCGCGCATCATAGGCCGCCATTGGGGCGCAGGCCGAGCAACGAGCGCAACACGCGCATCCTTGAGTTCAACGATCAATTCACGCCGAACATCAAGTTTTACCTGCACTACGAGAAAATGATCCAAGGCCAACGCGAGCAGGCGATCCGCTACGGCGCGGAAACGCTCGCGCTCAAGAGCGTCGATGCTGTTCACCGCTACGAGACGATGGTGAACATGAGCAATATGACGGATGGCGATACGGCCCTGCGATTCGCCGCCGCTGCCGAGAAGCTCGATCCTAACCGCCGCGAAGCGATCGCGTTGCAGGCGTCGATTCTGATCGATCAAGGCAAGGCCGACGAAGCTCTCGCCGCGCTCGATCGCATGGAGAAAATCCCCGTGCCGTCATTCCCACAATGGACGCATCGCGCCGAATACTACGGCTGGAAGGCGACTCGCCTTCGCGCTTGGGCGCTTCGCATGGCAGGCAAGGCGAAGGAGGCTTTTGCGCTAGAGGCTGACTTGCTGAATAGCTCACAAGGCCCAAAGATCAGTATTCTCCACGCGACAAGGGGAAGGCCGCTGCAGGCCGTGCAGACGATGAGTCTGTGGCTTTCTCGCGCCAAGAATCCCGCTGCGATCGAATACATCTTTGCCGTGGATGCCGATGATCCCACCGCCGCGCAGTTGCAACGCTTCGGCGGAGTGGCGCAGGATCGAGATGGCGGGGCCGTGGGCGCGTGGAATCTGGCGGCATTTCATTCGACTGGCGATATCCTTGTGCAGATGTCTGACGATTGGGAATGCCCGCCAGGCTGGGATCAAATGATCATCGATCGGCTCGATATTGAGTCAGAAAAATGTCTACGAATTTCTGACGGCCACCGAACCGACGAGTTGCTGCCGATGGCGATTTGCACGCGAAAATATTATGATGCCGAAGGACTCTTTGTTTCACGATTCAAAAACCAATTCAGCGATGCCGAGTTCACCATTCGTGCGGCGAAGGCCGATGCGATCGTGGATGCGCGCGATATTGTTTTCGCTCACCATCATCCTGCTTTCGAGCCGAGCATTCCGGCGGATGACACGCATCGCCGGATGTCTGATCCCGTGGAGCGCGAGCGGTCGCAAGCTATCTTTGAAGAATTAACCACATGAAAAAAATAACACTACTCCACGCCACTCGCGGCACGCCCGAGCGCGCGATCACAACGAAAAAAACATGGATCGCGAGAGCGAACAATCCTGAGAATGTCGAGCATATTTTCGGCATCCAAGCCGATGACGATGCGAGCTTGGCAGCATTCGCTGATCACGAGCACGCTGTCAGCGTCCCGCCACCAGAGTGGGCATCGTCAAGCGTGGCAAACTGGAACACTGCCGCAGCACTCTCGACCGGCGAGATTCTTGCCGTGATCGCCGACGATCTCACTCCGCCGATTGGTTGGGATGAGCAATTGCAAAAACTTCCGGCAGGCAATCTGCCTTGGGCCTGCTATGTGCCGGACACCGTGCGCGATGACGGCCTGATGTGCCACCCGGTTCTCTCGCGGGAACTCTACTCGCGCCGTGGCTACATCTTCCATCCCGACTATTACGGCGTGTATTGCGACAATGATTTCACGATTCGCACGCAGTTGGAGTGTTCGATTCTTCAGATCAAAGGGCTGAAATGGTTCCACGATCACCCAAGCAATGGAGGTAGGCCGGAAGACGATATCGTTCGTCACCAGAACAGCCAGACGGCCTATGCCTACGGCAGTGCCAAATTCACGAAGATGTGGCCGCTACTGCAAACATTCAACCGCTGCCGCAGCGTCGAGAGCGATATCCACGCGCACCTGCTGCGACTCGCTCAACTCGCCCGCGAATGCTCGCATGTCACCGAGTTTGGCGTGCGAAGCGGCATGTCCACCTTCGCATTCATGCATGGGCTTTCCAACAAGAGCCGCGCCACGCTTCGCAGCTACGACTTAGGCGATCCCTACAACCTATTCGCCAGCATCCGCCCGCATATCGAAATCGATTGGACATTCGCGCACGGCTCAACACTCGACGCGCCGATGATCGAACCGACAGAGATGCTCTTTGTCGATACGCTCCACACCTACGCGCAAGTCAAAGGCGAATTGGAAAAACACGGCAACCAAGCGAGCAAATATATTGCCTTTCACGATACTGTTGCCTTCGGCATAAGCGGCGAAGACTTCGGCCCCGGCATCAATCTCGCGATCCAAGAATTCATGCGCGATAATGAGCATTGGCGGCTTTTCGAGCATCACGAGAACAACAACGGCTTGACAATTCTTGCAAGGCAATGAGCGCGACTCACTCTGTATGGATCGGCCCCAAGCTCGGGCTGATGGAAAAACTCACTCTCACCCTTCTCACAAACCACGGCTATGATCTGACGCTGTGGACGCAGGGCAAAGTCGAAGGCGTGCCGGATGGCGTAGAAATTAAGCAATTGCCGAAAGACATTCTGAAACCAATCGGATTCGCAGGCAACCCGCACGCATACATCCCAAATGGCGGCATCGGATCGTTCGCGCATTGGAGCGATTATTTCGCGCTCGAAATACTCTACCGCCACGGCGGGACATGGGTTCAGATGGATTGCGCGGTGAACTGCAAGCTGAATCTCGCTGACTACACCTTCTCGCCCTGGCTTTCCACAATCTCGCCTGTGGTGATGCGAGTCTCTGAAGGCAGCGAATTCGCAGTCGATGTTGCTGAGAAGCTGCGCGGCATGCTCGCTGATGGGATGGCGGGGCGCGATTGGCACGAAGCGATGCTGGCGATTCACCAAGGGCTGCAACGCCACGGCATCGCCTACTCCACGCTCCCAAATTATTTCGACTGCGGCGGCGTCGAGTTTTCGCCCTACACGCACCCAATCAAGGCCGATGTGATCCATTGGAGCAACGCCACCCACAACACCAGCAAAGAAAAGCCAACCAAGGGCAGCGAATACGAGCGGCTTTGCAAAGAGTGTGGCTTGATTTGACGCGCGCGCCTTGTTGTGAGCCTGCTCGATATTCTTGCCTCTGATTTCGCCGCTGTTAGCGCAGAGCTTCCCGTCGCCTGCTCGTTCAATGGGCAAGCGTTCACGGCCAACCGCTCGACATTCCGGCGCGACAATCAACTCCAAGACGGCGGCTTTTTCGGCTCAGTGGCAATGGTTCTGACGGCTCCATACAATTCGGTGACTCAGATCATCTCGCTAGGTGATCGCGTGCTGGTAGCCGGTGCGCCGTTTCGCGTGATGAGTGCCGAACTCGCGCAGGATGGTGTCTCCGTGGATTTCCAATTGGAGGATGTAAATAAATGAGTCTTTTCTTTCCCGCGCCACAAACCCCGCTAGAGCCAACGAAGCCGCCAGCGACAACAACGCTCACGCTTGAAAAGGCTCTCACCGATGCCTTCATCCAAGCACTCCAGGCCGAACTCGGAACCTCGCTCACCGTTACCGCCGCAGAGAATTTCGACGCGATCCAACTCCCCGCCTGCTTCGTCAAGGCCAACCGCCAGCAAGAGTCAATCATCAACAGCGCGATCTTCCAATTTTCGGTTGATATCGCGCTTGCAGTGCAGGCAGACGACTCCGATCCGCAGGCATTAGAGAGTTTGTGGGCTGAAGTGTTATGTGTCGCCTACGATGTGACGGGGATCGTTGGCAAGCTCAATTCCATTCGTCCGCAGTTCTGCTATGTCTACGGCATCATTCGCGATGGCGGCGTTTCGCTCCAAACAACCGAGCGGCATTTCTTGCGCTCAGTCACGCTAAAGGTTCACGCCGCGCTTGTGAGTTGACAATTTCGGCCAAATATGGCCGCTACTGTTATCACTTCTTCCGCCGCTTCGAGTGTCATCTTCGGAGCAACTGCCGAGACTGGCATTATTCTTTCTTCTTTTTCCCGCAGCGTTCAAAGCTCCAAAAGTGAGTTAATGGACGAGGATGGCGACATTGTTGCTGTTTCCTATTATGCT